CTGGGTGAAGGCGGTGGCGAAGCCGGCCACCTGCTTGGTGTTCATCCCCAGCGACTTGGCGACCGGGGCCAGCGTGGCGGTGAAGTCCATCAGGCCCTGCGCCGAGACGTTGGTCTGCGCGGCCAGGTGGGTGAAGGTGTCTGCGTACTTCCTGGAGTTCTGGGCGTTCACCGGGGTGCCCATGATCTTCTCGAGGTTGGTCAGCGAGCTGGCCAGCCCCTCCGAGCTCTCCCCGGTGGCCTTGGACATCTGGATGAAGACCTTGGACAGCTCACCCAGGTCCCGGCTCTGCCGGACGTTGGTGACCTTGGAGAGCGTCTCCGCCAGCTTCGCGGCCTCGGTGGTGGTGGTACCGAACTCCGAACGCAGGCCCTTCACCGTGTTGCTGTAGTCCTTCATCAGCTTGTTCTGCTGATCGGTGGACCGGCCGAGCACCGCGGCCTGGGACTTGAGCCGCTCCATCTGCTTCTCATACGAGGACCAGGCCGCGGTGGCTCCGGTGATCATCGCCACGTCACCCGCGGCGATCCCGATCAGGGACTTGCCGGCGGTCTTGGTCAGCTTGCCGATCTTGGCGGTCAGCGCGTCCACCGAGCTCATCAAGGTGGTGGTGGCCTGCGAGCTTGCCGCCATCGCTTGGTCGTAGCCGCTGTTGTCCGCGGTCAGTACGACATTGGCCTCAACCGGCTGACTGGTCACATTCTCACTCCATCTTCAGCGACCGCCGCTTCTTGGCCTTCATTGCCATCTGTGCGGTCAGCTGCGGGGTGGTCGGGATCAGTCTGACATTTGTCCCGGGCAGCGACGAGCCCTGCGTGTCGGAATACATCGACTTCTGGTAGCAACCCTGGCAGAACTCGTCCACCGCGGTGAAGGCGAACTTGTTCTCCTCCCACTCCCAGGGCGCGGTCCCGCACATCTGGCAGCGGACCGCCGACTCCATCGCGAAGGCCAGCGTCTTGGCCCGGTCCTCCGGGTCCCACTCGAGGAACTCGCTGTGCGGGATAGCGTGCTCGTGGCAGTAGGACATCTCCAGGAAGAAGTTCGGGTCCTTCCTCAGCCGCGCTCGCTGAAAGGGATGTCCAGACCCCGGTTGTTCAGCTCCACCGCGTTCCGGAACAGCACCATCACATCCCCGCGCGACCAGTCCTCGGAGTCCCAGATCTCCTTGGCCTGGGCAATGCTGATCTCCGGCTCCACCGCGCAGGCCGCGATCAGCGCCGGCGCGAAGGTGTCGATGTCGAAGGAGGAGCCCTCGGCCCGCTGCTCCGGCTTCGGCGGGTACTTGGCCACCAGCTTGTCGTAGGCGCGCATCCCGATCGCCTGGTACTTCAGGGTCACTTCCTTGGGCTCGCTGTTCCCGTTGGCCAGGTACAGCGAGAACTCGGTGGTGGACCGGGGCTTGTTGATCAGCTCATCGATGGTGGCGCGCTTGTCTGCGGCAGACTGCTTCTGGCGCGCCTCGGTGGTCTTCGCTGTGGTGTTTGCCATGGACCAGATGCTACTGCTATCCGTCCTGGCTACGTGCCAACGACAGCATCCTCGGCAGGCTCTTCCATCACCGCGCAGGACGCGGTGAAGGTGAGCACCGTGTTCGAGCTCATGTTCGCCATCGTCCGCGAGGTGATCATCACCGGCCAGACCTCACAGGGGTCGGAGGCCACCGGGGCGTTGTTGGCACCGGTGAATCCGAACCGGGCGATGACGAAGTGCCCACGCTCGCCACGGGTCAGCGTCTCCCAGGCGGTGTCGTCCTCGTCGTCGCGGTAGAAGTCCGCGTCGAAGGTGGCCGCCGAGGTACCGGCGGTGCTGGTCTCGAACAGCGAGTCGAAGGACGGGGTGGGCACCGTGTTACCGCGAGCCGAGGCGTTCAGGCTGATGCAGTAGCCGGTCAGATCGACGGCGGCGGTGATCTCGGAGATCTTCGGCGCAGCGATGTCGGTGATCGGTGCGATGGTGAAACCGATCCAGGTGTTCTCATTCGGGATGATCCGGGCCATCGGTCAGCCTTCCTTCGGTGTCTGCGTGTCCGGAGTGGATTCGGTTTCTCCGCTACTTCCATCATCTGCGCGCGTCCAGCCGTTGCGCTCCCAGACCGGTAGCGAGGGCGGGTTGCAGGTGGCCTCCACGCCGTCCTTGGTGATCTTGATCCGCCGTGTTCCCATGTCAGCTTCCCTTCGTGACCCAGACCTCGAACGTGTCTGCCTGACTGAAGTAGTCCGGATAGGCCGAGCCGATCCGGTTGGTGTTGCCGATCGCGGTGCAGGAGACCTTCTGCACCTTCCAGCCCCCGGTCGGGGTGTCGATGACCTCCCGCTCGAGGTAGATCAGGTTGTTCCGGATCCGGTCCGCCAGCGCCTCGGTCTGCTTGCGGGAGATCCCGGCGTAGCTGACCTGGTAGCCCAGCTTCCAGTCCGCGTAGGTGTTGGCCAGCGGCCCGGCCGGGTTCTGCGGGATCGCCGAGCCCGGGGACAGCGAGAGCCACGGGGTGAAGGTCTCACCGGGAGAGTTCGGCTCACCCTGCCAGCCGTACGGGGTGTCCGGGGAGGCGTTGTCGCCCACCGGGAAGCCCTCGGTCACCAGCTCGGCCAGCAGCCGAGTGGTGATCGGTCCTCGAGAGATCGAGCTAGCGGGCATTGTCTGTCAGCACCTTCACGTTGGCCTCTGCTGCCATCGTCCCGAGACTGTCCACCCAGGACTGGAAGGCCGGCATCACGTAGGGGTGCGGCCTGGACCCGGGGTGGTTCACCTTGCGGGTGAACACCTTGGTGCCGCCGACGGTGAACACCAGCACCCCGCCCTTGGTCCGGGGCACGATGGTGTGCGCCCGGGTGCCGAACTCCACGTAGCCGGCGTACGGGGCCGTGATCAGGTTCGGCCCGATGATCACCTTGTCGGTCTCCACCTTGATGAAGATCGAGTTGCGCAGGTTGCCGGTCCGTACCGGGACCTTGGCCTCCATCTCGGCCTTGATGTAGTTCGCGGACTGGATCATCACCGCCATGGTGGTGGTCTGCGACTCCTTGGCGGTCTGGTTCAGCGCGTCGGCGAGCCGGGAGATGTCCGCAGATGCCTCGGCGCTCACATCAGCCCCGTGACCTCGAAGCGCCGAGTGGGCCGCATCGCTCCGGCCTTGGCCACGGTCTGGATCTCATAGCGCTTGCCGACCAGCTGCGGGTCCAGGTTGTCGGTCAGGATCAGCACCTCGTCGTATCGCCTGATGACCGCCGGTTCGTCCCAAGGGATGGAAAGGTTGGTGGTCTGCTGGTAGATGTCGGTGTCCCCGACCACCACCGCGCCGGCCCCGGAGACCTCCCAGATCCGGCACTTGCCCTCGTAGACCACCTCGGCGATCCCCTCTGGGGTGTACACCAGGGTGTCCTCGTCGTAGCCCTCCGGCCGCGAGCCCCGGGTGATCCGGCAGGTGGAGGTCATCACCGCAGTGGCCTGGCCGCGCACGTAGGAGATCGCGTGCATGCTGATCGGGCTGGTCACGGCAGGAACCTCTTCCTCTTCCCCGCGTTGGAGTGCCCGGCGATCGCAGCGTTGGCGAAGTCCTTGTAGAACTTCCCCTCTTTGAGAGCCTTGTCCCGGTCCTCGATGTTCCGACCGATCCGGTAGTCCCGCAGAGGGGTGCCCTCGGGCTGGGCCTGGCGCTGCTTCAACCCACGGACATTAGCCTGGTAGGCCTTGGAGCGAGCCGCTCCTCTGGCCCGCCCCTGGTAGTAGTTCACCTTCATCCGCTGCTGGATGTCATCGGTCCGCCGGGGCGTCTGCTGGACCTTGGCCAGCTTCGGGGCGAGCTTCTTCCAGGACTTGGAGACCCCGTGCTCGACGCCGAAGGCGCTGATCATGGCTCAACGATCTGCTCGTGCGGGGGCACCGCCGCCGGGTAGGTCGTCTGGTCCGGTGGGTAGACCCCGCCGAACTCCTGCGGACCGGCCTCCACGTTGTCGTGCATGCCCTTGCCGAAGGAGAACGGCTTGGTGCCGGGCAGCTGCGGCTCGTCCGGGCTCATCCCACCGGCATCGACGGTGGTGCCGACCAGCTGCGCGGAGTACTGCTCACGCAGCTTCATGGCCAGTGACCGGTACTGGTCCCCGACCGGGCCCAGGTTCACGCTGACCCCATCGGCGGAGTAGGACGCCTCGTTCGCGAACCGGGCCGAGATGGTGTCGGCCAGCGTCGCGGCCACGTAGTACAGCGAGTGGTAGAGCGGGAACCAGGTCTCGTAGGCCCACTGGATCTCCTCGTCGGTGAGCATCCAGTCGTTCTCCTGGGAGGGCCCGGTGTCCTGGATCAGGAACCGCAAGGTGTCCTTGTCGGTGTCCCCAGGGACCGTGTAGGAGTAGGTCATCTCAGACCTGCCCGGGGCGCTTCCTCCGACCGCCGAATGCTGCCGCGCCACCTGCGCCGACTGCGCCTGCTCCGGCACCGGCGGCACCCAGGCCGATGGCTCCGGTCTTGTACGGCTGCGCGAAGGACTTCTGGCCCAGGCTGGTCAGCCCGCCGCCGACCTTGGTCCGCAGGGTTGGGGCCGCCCGCTTGCCCGGGTTCCCGGTGACCGCGGCTCCGGCCCGCTTCAGGCCGCCGGAGATGTTCGCCCCGACTCCGCCGGTGAAGGTGCGCAGCGCGCCGACCGGCTTGGACACCGACGACAGGCCAGGGGCCCGGTGTGCGCCAGCGGTGGCGGCCTTGACCGCCCCTCGGGCACCCTTCATGGCCTCCATCGGGTTGACGAACTTCCCGACCTCTTCGTAGCCATGGTCGATGCCGAAGGCTGAAAGCCCACCCTCGCTGTACATCAGGCCCTCCGCGCCCCGCCGCGGCCGAACGGGTTGAACGACTTCGCCTTGAGCGAGCCCTTGTGCGACCCGGGTGCCCGGTGGGCTCCGCCAGTCTTCATCCCGGTCTTGGCTGCCAGCTGGTCGAACGTCGGGCTGGCCTGACCGGCATGCGCACCACCCTTCGCGCTGCGCAGGCCCTTGAGCGCCTTCACCGGGTTGAACGCCTTCTCGATGCCGCCGTGGTCCACACCGAATGCACTGATCATGACTCCAGGATCCCCTTCCGTGCCTTGCCGCTGCGCTCCGCCTCGAGCACCCGCTCCTTCTC